AAGCTGCACCTGTTTGGAGTAAATTACAGGACTAAAATTACCATTCGGTAAGTTGTTATAGCCCGGCGCTCTTGGAAAAGCCATAATCCATCTCCTATGTTTTGGATTTTACAGATGCAAACAGTACAATTCTTTGCAGAGGCTGTATAACGTAGGGTGTACAATGTACAAAGGTTGCAACCAGTGTACTCAGTAGGCCATGTTACTCAGGTAATCTTTAAGATGTTTGTAGTTTGCTATTTTGTAGCGTTGGTAAGGAGCTACCCTACCTATTCTACATATGACAAGAACACCCGTTCTTGCCAATTTATTGTTTATCTAGCTGCACCAGATAAATCATAAATAAAGTTTCCACTACGAATGGCTTCAGAAATTGTGTCTGCATGCTTTTCGTATTCGTAGGCAGTCATTTTTTCTACTTCAGATTCTTTTATTGATGAAGATGTTTCGTCTGCCTGCGGTTTTGTTATTGAATTTTTGCTAGATACAGATTTTGCTGCATCTTTATTATTTGGTTTTTTAGCTTTCTTGGTTACTATGTCGCTGTCAATTTTGTACAGGTCGATAGCACGCGCTGCTGATTTAGCATCATTTTCATTTTCATACAGAGCTTGTTGTACCCATGCAGGCTGCTCTTGTACCCACGAATGAAAATCTTCGCTATTTCTGATTTCATCGAAATCAGGATGCAGTTGAAGTAACTCTACCTCAGCTCGTTGGCGGTTAGATTCAATCTCACGTTCAGCTATATTCTGTAAACGTTTTTCAATTGAGGAATCTAGTTCCTGTGCTTTTTTAGTAGCAATTGTTTCTACAATTTTAGCAACATCAGGATATTGCTTTGACCACTCAGAAATTTCTTCATCTGATTTAGGAAGCTTTATGCCTTCCTTTGTGGCTGACGATAGCTGTTCTTCAAGCTGGCGTATCTGGTTGCGCATATCTTGTTCTTTTTGTTGGGCGTGGCGGCGCAAGTCACCATATCGTTTTTTAAATGTTTTTTCTTCAGGCTGCATAGCTTCAGTTTCTTCAGCATCCTGTTGTTCTTCAATGACAGCGTTACGTTCTTTTTGTAATGCTTCTAATTCTGAAATCTCTTCTGAGTTATCCCTAGTGTATCGTGTAGGGGCAGCTACTGCTGTAGCCTGTTTTTTTACAGCCATATTAGCCATAGTCTTCTCCTTGTCGGGGCCACCAGTAGCCGAATGGGGTGATGGGTAGCCAGTCTACAGCAAGTTAATGTGGTGCTGTTACACAATCTAATATTCAGAAAAAGCTTCTAAATCTATGGGGTCATCTGTTAAATTACAAAGAAACGTCTTAGTGTTATTTTCAAGCAAATGCATGCCATGGTATTTTGTGTACCGTTTATGCAAGCCTTCAGCCCCAGTTACCGTGTACAAAAGTTTAAGTTGTTTTTGTTTAGCTAAATCAATAATACTGTTAATACAGAGAGTTATAGCTTTATGTGTAACTTTTGGTTGTGCTAGCTTGTCAACAACTACCCATTCCATAAAACCAAATTTTGTACCTTCGCCTACATATAGGCCAGTAGCACAAATAGGAGTATTGTTATGCTCTACAATAATACCTTCGGGTGGTAAACATTCTTTAGGTACAACGCCAAATTCCCATTGCTTCCACCAATTTATTAATATAGGGTAATCTAAGTCAAGCTGCCAAGGTCGTGGCGTTAGCATTAGCTTTGTTTCTCACTTCTAAGTTAGATTTAGAAGTAATTTTAGCATCTTTTTTCCAATTTGTAAAGTAAAAATCACCAACTTGTTTTAGTTTCTCTTGTTCATTTACTTCAAAGTAGTCAGTAAATACTACATCATCAATTACAATACGTCTGTTTTCTGAGCCAAATACATATACAATTGTGTCATCTTTAGTTATTAATTTGGACAGTTCGCTGTCTTCAACACGAAGCCACTTACCATCCTCAAAAACCATGTGGCTACCAGACACTTGGATACCCTTATATTCATAAAGATTATTAATTAGGAACTTACCTGTAGCAAATACAAATCCGCCAAGTTTTACTTCATCACTAATATCCACATCCTCAACTGGTTTAGTAGTACCATCTGCCATACTGATTAATGTTCCTTTAGCAAAACAGCCATCATCGCCGCCAGAATTATTATTTCCTGGTGGGTCGTCAGTTACAACGCTACCATCAGTACTTCTAACTGCATTACCACTGCTATCTGTTACAGCGGAGCTGTTGGGATTACCTGTTTGTGCTTGGGCTTCTTCATCAGCAGCAGCTTTACGTCCTTCATTTGTGCTCATATCACGACTTGCTGATGGGGCATCATCGTCCATATTGGCGCCCTGATTATCAGGAGCTTCAAAATCATCGTCAAACAGGCTAGCTTGATAAGCGGCTCTTTCACCCCTTCTTTCACTTGCGCGTGTTCCTGGGTCATTGACACTAGACATTGCTGGTGTTGAGAAAATGTCATTAGAAAAGTTATCTTGATAAGCGGCTCTTTCGCCCCTTCTTTCACTTGCGCGTGGGCTTGACATTGCTGGTGTTGAGAAAATGTCGTCAGTTTGTCTAGCTACAGCACTTGTATCCGTAGTCGGAGCTGCAAATTGAGCCAACCTACCCGCTTCTGTTGCAGGGTCTCCGATTCCCATTTGATTTGGCATAGACATAGCTACAGCACTTGTGTCCCTAGTCGGGGCTGCAAACGATGTTAATCTAGCCGCCTCGTTGGGCGTGTACGCAACAGTATTTCCAGTAGGAGCTGTAAATGATGCCAACCTACCTGCTTCTGTTGTAGGGGCTCCAATTCCCATTTGATTTGGCATAGACATAGCTACAGCACTTGTATCCATAGTCGGGGCTGCAAATTGCGCCAACCTACCTGCTTCTGTTGTAGGACTAAGTGTGGGCTGTGTGTAGGGACCGGCAAAAGAATTTACAGCAACTGGTTGTGCAGGAGTTCCACTAAATTGTCCAGCTCCGTATGCTACTTCAGGAGCAGCTAGTCCTTGCTGTGTGCTAACTTGCCCAGCATATCGTCCATCAGTAATAGGATTACCCATAACGTCAAATTGTCTGTTTTGTACAGGGGACAATGGCTGACCAAGTGAAGTCTTAGTAGCAGTCATATTGCCTTGCATCATTACTTCAGGCATGGATTGCCCAACGTACTCAATACCAAAGTCTTCGGCTAGACTTTTAGCATATGCATTTTGGTCAAATGTGCTGGTTCCAGGAGCCTTACCAAATCCAAAGTTTTCTGCAGCTACTGCGAGACCTGTTTGAAGTGGTGCAATATCAGTAGCTCTAGCCCTATTGTAATCAATGCCTGCTTGAAGGTCCATTAAGCTATCAATGTAATCAACATTAGCTGAATTAGTTCTGTCTTCCTTCATTTCATTATATTTTGCTGTGGACATAGTGGCTTTTCGCCCTGTAATAGGGTCTGTTATTGTCACTTGGTCTAAATTCATAAGATTCGAAAGCACGTTTAATGTGCCCATTCCCGGAGTTGTTGAACTTGATGTGTATTCTATTCCATAGTTTTTGCCACCCTGAAGGAGGCCATTTACGGATTCTCCTCCAAATACTGTACTAGCTCCAGATGGTGGGCTATCCCCTCCGTCGCCTTCCTCTCTTTGTTTTGGAATAATAGGAGCCTGTGAATCGCCTGGTTCATCTGGAGTGCCATCTTCCGGGTCATTTCCACCGTCATTAGGATTTTTATAAGCCCCGACGTTAGGAGCATACAAACTACTTGCCGTAGTAGTGGGTGTATAAGGCCCGCCTATTCCCGGAATACCGGGATACGGTCCGGGAAAGAAACCAGTTCGTGCTAGGGGTTGTGTTTGATTTTGTGTTGACATGCCTAATGATTTATTAGGTACTGTTACATACTTGGCAGAAGCAGCTTGTGGCGCTACATACGTACCACGTGTTCCTAAATACGTACCTTGGTTAGCTTTAATAATACCACCGTCATCATCAACTTTGTCGGCTTTGTCAGCGCCACCGCTAACGTATTCAATCTGTCCATTAGTTTCCATGTCCTGTAAACCCATAAGGGCTTCTCGTCGCATACCCTCGTATGCGCCAAGTCCATGAAAGCGGACAACGTTGGCAGGAACCACAAGTTCCCCCTCACTAAGCAAAACAAGTTGGTCGTCAGCTACTTCTTCTTTAGTGGCGCCTGGTGGGGGATTACCCTCAGCGGCTTCTTCGTAATCAGCAGAAGGAGAACCTAAGCCAATCATTACGGACATTCCGCCATCATCGGCCATACCACCCTTTGCCATCATAGGAATTTCTTCCATGGGGGTGCCTAAGCCTGCGGGAGGCGGGACCATTTGAGGGGCTGGTGCTGGAGGAGGGGTAGAACGTTTTTGCATTTTTTGAGCCACTTCTTTAATAGCCGCATCTCGCGGGTCTGATGAACCAGCGGGGGCAGAGCCCCCTGTAGGAGCCCCTAGACTTTCTGGTTTTGCTGCAGCATTAGCTGCTTTTGGTCCACCACCTTGGGGTGCAGATTGCGCTTCCTCCATCGGTAGCGGCATTTTGCCTTGTTGTGCCATCATTATTCCCCCTTGTTCCATACCAAATAATTTTTTTAGTATTCCTGGCTCTTTCTGTTTAGTGCGCTTCGGTACATTAAAATCTTCAAGTGCTTTTGCTGCATACTGGTTAATCGTATCAAATCTGTCTTCTCTACCTATATATTTAGGATTTAATTTAGAAACTTTATCTATTGTTGTAGGTATATTAAGGTCTTTAATTGTTTTATTATCAGTTATATCCATGATGTCTTCTTCAACATCTATGTCAAAATTATCAAAATATTTTTGTTTTTGTAAATCTGTGTTATTAAACAAATACCGTAGAGCGCCGTGCCTTAGTTCATGCATAGCACTTAATTCTGACTCTCCGCGAGGTCTATCAAATGTCGTATCAGATTCTTTTGATACTCCTGCAATGTATGTGGCAAGACTAGGGCTTGACATAATCTTTTCTTTAGTCAGAGGATTCTGGTCTCGTACATCTCTTTTCAAAACATCATCTAGGCGAGAGAAGTCTTTTCCTGCGTATCCTCCCAGGATACCTCCTCCAGGTCGTTCACCTTGGTCCTGTGTAATGCCCTTTAATTCAATTTCTCCTCTGCGGAATAGCTCTAATCCCAACCTATTTAGTATATCATCTCCCGCATAAGGCTCCATATCCGCACGAAATTCTAAGTCCCCAAGACCTTTACCACCCTGCGATAAAAAATTTTGATTATTTTTGTAAGCTTGGCGAAGATTGTAAGCTTCGTTACTAAGTATCTGAGATTGTTGGTCGGCTTCTGCATCGCTATCAAACTGTATAAAATTACCCGTATCCATTGCTAAGTCATATGCAACTTTTGGTTCTAATTGTATTAAAGTAGATGAACCATCAGCCTGTTCTATGGGAACTATGGTTGGAAAAAGTTTACCATCCATAGTCATCGTTCGGACAGAAGCTTCTTCCCCATCTACCTCTATAGTTGAACTTGCTGGGTCAAGCATCCGTCTAACGAAAGGCTTTTCGTAAAAACTTTCAGGTACAGTTATAGTCAATCCCTCTTCAACGGTGTCTTTGACTTCCCTTATCGTTTTAGCCATTATGCTACCGCCTTAGATATAACTTCATCACGCAATGTGCGTAATCTGCGTAGTTCTTGTATAGCACCCTGTGCTTGGTACACGGCTTTCATGTCATCACCTTGTTCCATATTACGGTGCATATCAGTGATACGAGACTCCATATACATTTCTAATGCATCAAGATTACGCTTAACATTAACGAGGGGTAAAAGTTTTTTAGCTATTTCTGGGGTCATTTAAGTCCGCCCATAATGCTAGCTAACTGCGCACCCATATCTTGGCCACCTTGTGGAGGGGGTGCTTGTTCTGGGGCGGCACTAAAGCCCTGTTCGCCAGGAACTGCACCTCCACCGATGCCGATGTTACCGCCGCCTCCCCCAGACATATCCATTGGGTTCACGCCTTGAGCTTGTTCTTCTGGGCCAGCCATACCGCCAGCGGCTCTAATAATTTCCGCTTGACGGAATGCTTCGCGTTCATCATTGATTAGCTTTTCTGCATCCAAATCCATGGCCTGTGCCAGCTCGCGCAATACAACAGGGAATTTAACAAATGATGCTAGGTTAGGATTGCCGGCAATTTGAAGAAGTTGGAGCAGACGCTGGCTACGAACCTCATTCTTCATAAGGCTTTCTGTGCCGCGTGCTTTAATTTCTAAGTCGCCACGGACGGCTGGGTCAAAATCAAACTGCATGTTAAATGCATAGAATGCTTCACCAAGTGGCTGTAGCAAATAGTCATCAATGTTTTTTACCACACCCTTAATGCTAATTTGGGCTGCACCCATAAGCATGGAAATACCTGCCGCAGTTCTGCCAGTTCCTTGTACGCCTGTTTGTCCGTGTGAGTATGAAGGAATGCCTGTGGCATCGTCAGCAAGCTGTCTAGCCTTATCAAACATCATCATATTTTCACTGGATACATTAGGATACTTAGTCCCAAACAAAGATTGACCCGGGGCCCCACCTTGACGACGGAATACTTTGCCCGGATACAATTCTAGGTCTTGACCCGGAACAAGGTTAGTTTCATCAATCTCAAAAATTAGATTGCCTGACAGAACGGCATTATCGACAGCCATACGCATAAAGCCATTCATCAATGCCTGTGTGTCAGTCATGTTTTCAGCTAGGCCAACACCAAAGAATGAATACGGATTTAACTCGTATGGTGCGGCAAAGTAGGGGATGCGCTTTGGGGTGAAGGGATTAATAACAAGACGTAGGACTTGATTATGACAAACCCAGCAATTTACTTGCAACGTATCTAAGTCGTCAAGTTCGCTAGGTATTTCAAGGCCGGCTTCTTCAGCTTGGTCTTTGTCAATATTTCCCCAATACTCAAATATCTCAAATCGGTCTACATTGTAGGTATTACGGTAGTCCTCAAGGTCTGATTCCCACCATTTACGTACGTAATTAGTTCCCATGCTAGCTGCAGAATCAATAGCATCATGACGGAAGTATGGACGCTTTTTTAGGTTACGTAATTCAGAAAAACTGAGCCGATGACGCTGAATGACAAATTCGCACTCATCCATGTTCTTTGCATCAGAATCAGGATACAAATTCCACAAGGAAACATTTTCTACTTTAGGCACTGTTTTAATAATTGGTGAGTAGTTACCTTCCTCATCCCAATTAGGGTATTCTTTGTCATATGCAAATGGCCCCTTCAGAACACCTGTTCCAAATAAGGCCATTTCAAATGCGGTGTGGCGCAGATGCTTAGAAGCACTTGACTCTTCTAGCTGGTCAAGCATCTTCTTTTCCATGCGCTTGGCTGCAGTTTCTGCAGGATTATATGTCTGAGATGTTGCAGTCTTACCTGGCCCTGCGCGTAGCTTATCGCCCAATTCTCCAAGCTCTTCCGAAAACACTCCTAATTGAATATCATCAAGCATCTGGCTTGTGGCGCCAGGCGGCAAGTCGGCCCCATCTCCCGGAAAGCCATACTTGCTTTGCAATTCATCCATAGCATTCGTATCATCTTTAGGGTCAAAATGTACCGCTTCCTCAACACCTTCGGGAACTATGGTAGAGTCAACCCCTAAAGGAAACCTTTGCCCTGCAAATAGAACGTCAATAATTTGACCGTATGCTGCTAAAACTTTAGTTTTAGTAATCTTAATAAATACTTTGGATTTTTCAGTGGACGTGAATTGTGTTTCTGTGCCGTATAGGCCGCGATATTGGCGATAGGCATTTAACCAACGCTCTTCTTCTTCTTGGCGACTAGATTCTACACTTTCAAATTTATCTGAAATATAACCTGCAAGTGCTTCAGAACCAGAAACTGGTTCAAATACTAGTGCTTCAATGTGTTCTTCATCAGCCATAATTAATATCCAAAGGTTGCATCAGCGGGCTGCCATCGTTGATTTGGTGGTCCACCAGAAAAATCAAAGACAGAACGTGATTTGGGGCGCGTCATAATTCCATATCGTAACGCATCATATAAGTGGTCTTCTACTTTAGTGTTAACATCTTCTGGGTTAGTTTTATCCATGGGAAGTGTTGGCAATTGGGCAATTAAGTTAGTACAGTTACTCATTATCTCAATGCCGGCTCTGCCACTTTCCTCGTCAACCTGCAGGCGTCTATGCAGTTCGTTCTTTCCTGCAACACGGCTGCCCCTGCTTCTGTCGGATGGGCGCCACCTACACCCTTCAACAATCATTTGTTCCGCAAGGGATGGTCCTGTATCTCCGCGCTTATGCCAAAGTGATGAATCGAGTACACCGTAGTGTATGGATTCTCCTGCTTCAACGTCTAGTACCATATGGGCTAGCTCTTTAGCGGGTACTTTGCTTACATACAGCTCCCTGTAAACAATTAGTGTTTCGTTAGTAGGGTCTACAGTAAACCAAAGAACACCAGAAGCAGAAGCGTAGCCATAATCGCAAGCCCTGAACTTTCTCCATGAGTGCGGTATTTCAAATGGGTCAATAACGTGTACCCGCCTATCAAATTCCGAAAACGCCGCGCCTTCAGCAATGTCCCAAGACCCTTCTAATAATTGCTTACGCTGTACTTCGGGCAACGAAAGCAGCATTGCTTCATAGTCGCCGGCCTCGTACAGGTATGGGTTATCCAACAACCTAGCTGGCACAAAACGCCTGTTAAAAAGAGGTTGACCCGCTTTAGAATGCTGACTTGGGTAGATAAGGGTTTCACCGGTGGTGATATCCGTCGCCCAAAAGGGTCTTCCAGGGGTGGACGGGTCGATGAACATCTTCTTAACCCAAGCATGTCCAGGTCCGCCAGGGTTCGTTGTCGCTCGCATGAAGACTGGTAGCGAAGGGTCTGCTGTTCTAAGACGCGAGCGTAAATAATCCCAAGCATAAGGTGTAGCGTACTGTGTTAGCTCATCTATGCCAATATACGTAAATGCCTGACCTTGATAACGTAGGACGTCTTTATCCTGTTCTAGGTAGGTCATCCATATTCTAGCACCGGAAGGAAAAACCCATTGACTTTTCTTTTCCATCCATTTCGCACCCGGATAAGCATTCGGATACATTTCTTGACTTTTGTGTATCAACTCACGTAATTCATCATTTGTTCTACGTAGAATTAGTGCGTTAAAATTTTTGTTGTTGCAATAGCGCAACGGGTCAATAATCAAAGCATAAGACTTGCCGCCTCCGGCTGCGCCGCCATATAGGACTTCGCGCTCAGGTGCGGCAAGAAAATCTGTTTGAGGGCCGGGATTTGGCTCAAACAAGATTTTATCTTCGGGTTCTTCATTTGCGTGCTCAAATCCCGAAGTTCCCATAATTTGAATTTCGGGTTCTGGGTTTTCAAGACGCTCAAGCTTCTGTATCTTTTTCTGCGCCATATTAAGTTGCATACGCGCAGACCGTTTTTGTTTCGCTAGGCGGGCTTGGTCTTTTTCCTCTTTAGTTTGAGGTGTTGACGTTGCCTTCGTTTTGGGCCTTGGCGGTACGGCGTTTTTGTTCAGCATACTTCCGTCTGTCTGATTTATCTGTCTTTACACGTTTCCACAGACCCATAGGGGTTATAGAGCGCCCTGTGTACTCTGTAAGCCATCTTGCTACTTCTGGGTAGGAGGATGCCTTCAAGTAGTCTAGACCCTGCTCCAGCGCCTCTAATTGCTCATTAATGGGCTCTAGGAGCTGTGGGTCATGCTTTGACCTTTGATACCCCCAAGGTACTCTAGGTCCGTTAGTTCTCTCGTAACGTTCAGTTGGGTTCAATTTCTGGGCTAGTGTCATCATCTTTTGCTGGTAAAATAAATACCCCAATTGGTTTATCTGAAGAAACGTTTAATTTTTCTACTTTAGAAAGGCCAACTCTATCCAACACCTGTTGAGATGCGGCTAGTCTTTCTCTATTACCTACTGCTGATGGGTCATCAATAACTCCAATCATTGATAAAACGGCTTTAGGCGCGTTAGCTGCCATCTCTAATTCAGCACGTTCTATAATTTCGGTACGTAATGACTGTATTATAGCATATGGATTAGTACTTGTCGAGTACCCAGCTAAACGCATGGCTTTAGCATAATTACCCTTAGCTTCACCAAATAGAGCATCTAAAAAGTTATTTTGTAGTTCTGTAAGTTGTTTAGGCACGGGGATTCACCTTTTTTCCTGTCTTAGTTCGCGCAAAGGAACGGTTTGCGCCACGGGATTTAACAGCTAACTTTTTGTTGTTCATGGGATTGCCCGTAGTATGATGTACGTCTTTTCCATCACCCTTGGTAACTTTGCCCTTTTTAGCCATAATGGCTCTAGCTGCATTACGAGATGCCCGCCGTTTCTTTTGCTTAGGCTTTGCATGGTATTTATCATACTCAGCTCTATAATTGCGTTTAGTCATTCCTTGCCCTCTATTAAATTATTTAGGTAAAATAGCAATCGCTAAAAATAAAAGCCCCAAGGCTGCGCCAATTACCGCGCCAACTAAAGCAGTCGTCTTTACATTTTCCATCATTTCATCTTGTGCACGTTGGGCCTCGCGTCTAGCTTGCGCAGCGGCTTCTTTTGCTTCTTGTATTCTTTTAGCTCTTTCAGCTACAATGCTTCGCCATGTATCAGGCCCGAAGCGTAAATTCACCATCATAGCAATTTCTTGCATTTTTTCTTGTGCTAATTTAGCATCAATCATTTCCTGTGCTACAGATTTAATACCAAACTGGTCTGTTATTCCTGTGCCTGATTTTTTAGCACGTTGTTGCTGTACCTGCTTTTCACCCTCAAAAAGATTGTCTATGTACCCAGCTATATCTCCAATATCGTTAGCAGTGCCAATTGCAGATTTAATACCATCTACTGCACTCTTTACAAGGGCTATACCTGCAAGTGTTTCTGCAATCATCTTAGGGGTTCCTACTTGGGTTCAGGTCTACATATTGCAGTAAGTTTTAGTTTCTTTCCATCTCCTACCGGTATGGCTTGTTGACTAGATAGGCGTTCTGAAAAATATAAACACCTATCTATGTCTTCAAACTTTTGTGTTTTATCTATTATGTTTGCGCCTAAGTACACATACAGCACAAAGACAATCATGTTAGGCAGCTAGGGCAGGATTACTGGCTTCTACTCCCATCCATTTACCCCACTCAGCGTAATAATGGCGCATACCGACTTCGTCATGTATGGTTCCATTCTCATGCCTGCCGTGTAAAATGTTACGTGGCTCTGTACCTGTACGCATAGTTGTACCCTGACCTGTCACACCAATCAGGTCTTCGTGTAGGTTTCTACCGAATGGTCCCCATATAGAGTTATGATGCTTAATACGGGTCTGGCGCTCTTCGGGTGTATCTTTCTGCAGGCCATACCCACGAAACTCAATCAGTACTTTGTTTGGCCCTAGTGGTGTTACGCTATCGCTACGGTAGGCACTGCCACGTAAGTTAAAGTTATAGCCAGGGAATAGGTCAACCATGTACCACTGGTTGGGTGGCAAGTTAGGGAAACTAAGCTCCCCCCTATCCTCAAACCCATCGTATTCCTCGTAGTTAACAGTAAAACTGCTAACATTAACGTGGCCGTTATCAAAAGGAATATTCTTTCTAGCAAAATACTCATCGTTAAACCCTGACACACGATTAAAGTAGTGCATGAAGTCATGGTAAAACTCTGAGTTAGTATCGTGCCACAGCTTGTAGTTAGTGTTTATTACAGCTTTGTGGTAGTGAAAAACTTCCATTTCTTCCGTATCAATCGCGTCAGCAATACAATCAAAAGCACCGCAGGTCCACTCCTCTACTGACATGGTAGGATTAGGGTCTAGGGTAACCCAGACCATGCCCCCATGCTTTACTTCGCAATGTAGCTTTGGTTCTGAGGTGACGATTGGTGCAGCTACTGTACCAGAAGGCGAATTAAATCCGTAATTACGATATGCTTTAACGCCATCTTTGGTATTAACTGCAATTACGTTTTGTCCAGCAATCTGTGTAGTTCTATAGTTACCTTCATTATACATTTCTGAAATGTGGCATATAGGAACCCACACCCTAGAGAATATATTCTCCTGTTCTTGCTCAAACAAACTTTCGTCAGAGTAGATTAAGGAATTAATATATTCAACTTGGGGTGTTTTAGTCCAATCTTTATGATTACGAGGTGGCATTACTTAGTCCAATCTAATACATCTCTATGTTTTTTCCAGAACCAGTTACCAATACAGGTAAATGGCTTACCAATATTAAGTAACACCATTGCAAAATAATAAACAAGTTTTTTCCTCATTTCTTTTTTGTTGTACCTCCACGCATCATCTTTTTAGCTACGCCACCGCGCATTTTCTTTGATGCCATTTTAGCCATGCCACCACCGGCCATTTTCTTTGTAGCCACGCCGCCACGCATCATTTTCTTGGCCATTTTAGTTTTGCCCTTCATTTCTCAATCTCCGTCTCTCTATTACTAATGATTCATACACATCCGCAGGGAAGTGTTCATAATACCTAGATTTCTCCAGACTTAGTGCTGCATCATCTAGGGTTGATAGCCTCTGTACAAATACCATGCAGTAGC